GCCGCCGATCATGCGAGAGGCGCGCGGGGAATACCATGTCGTCTACACCTCGCCGCTCGCGCTGATGCAGCGGGCGGGAAAGGCCAGCGGGTTCATGCGTGCCGTGGAGACGTCGAAGGAAGTCGTCAATATCACTCAGGACCCGAGCTATTTGGATTGGGCAAATTTTGATGTTGCTATGCCGGAAATAGCGAGGGACCAAGGGGTGTACGAGCATTGGATCAGGGGTGAGCAGGAGATTGCCTCCATTCGCCAGAACCGCGCCAAGCAGCAACAGCAGCAGATGCAGATACAGGCGATGCCGGCCCAGGCCGCAATGCTAAAGGCCCAGGCAACAGTGCAGAAGAACCAGCCTGGCATCCCGGCCCAGGGCGCGGGCGGCCCGCAACAGGCGCTCCCAGGGTAAAGTATGGCAGACGAGATCATTACCCCCGACCACCTTACCGCCGCGTACCGCTCGGTGTTCCGGTCCCCTGGCGCGGACCTCGTGCTGCGTGACCTCGGTGAGTTTTGCCATGCCGCCACGACCGCAGTGGTTCCGGGCGACATCCACCAGACCCTCATCCACGAAGGCCGCAGGGAAGCCTTCCTGCGCATCACCAAGTTCATCGTCCTGGAGGTCAGGGAAATGATGGCGCTGCGCGCCGGTCGCCGTACCATCGAGGAGGACTCCGATGTCTGATCCAGCAGTAGCAACGCCGCCCGCCGCGGGCCTTGGCCCTACAGGCCCCGTTGGCACCGGTGGTCCCACTGGCGTCTCCCCTTGGTATCAGGGCAGGGCAGACCAGAGCATGATGGCGTACTGGGAAAGCAAGGGCTACAAGACCGACGATCCCGGTGCCATCGCCATCGAGGCGACCAAATCCGCGACCTCGCTGGAGCGTATGCTCGGCGCCGGCCGCGATCGCCTCCTCACCATTCCGCGCGACGCCGCCGATGAGGACGGATGGAAAAACGTCTTCTCCAAGCTGGGTGTGCCAGCCGAGCCCAAGGAATATGATTTCAACGGCATCAAGTTCGGCGATGCCGACCTCGACCCGTCCTTTTCCGACGTCATGCGGTCCGCCCTCCATAAGGCGGGAGTGGTGAAAGACAAAGCCCCGGACGTAGTCAAGGCGGTGGTGAAGTGGCTCTCGGATGCCGAGTCGGCCGATGCCACAGAAACCACCGCCAAGCGCGCGTCCGAGCGCGAGCGCCTTCTGAAAAACTGGGGCAACCAGGCTGAATTCAATCGCCTTACCGCCATGCAGGGCGCGCGCCGTGTGGGGGCGACAGAAGAGGACGTAGCGCGCTTCGAGTCCGTTCTCGGTTATGATCGTACTATGGAATTATTCCGCAAGATCGGCGCCGGAACCACCGAGGATTCGTTCGTCGAATCCCGTCAGGGTGGCATGGTCACTACCGCAACCGGTGCCGCAGAGCGCCGTGCCGAACTCATGAAGGACTCCGACTGGGCCAAGCGGTACCTCTCCGGCGGCGCCGCAGAGGTGCGAGAAATGAACGCCTTGAACCGACTGATAGCGGAGGCAGCAGAATGACTCTACCTCGCCTGAGGATCGTAGGAGATCGATCATGACAGAACAGTCAGGTGTGCGCCCCGCCCGTACCCCCGAGCAAATCGAGGCCGCCAGGCTCCGCATGGCCAAGGTCCGCGCCGCGCGCAAGAAGAGCGCCAGGACCAAGAAGGACATGCGAGAGGCGCGGCATGAGGCTATGGCCGCTCCACACGCCGATATTCGTGGCGCCGTTTCATTTACGGGCCTCACCAGCACCACCTGTTGCGACGAATGCTACCGTACCGGCAAGTGCGTCATCTCCGGAGATATCTGCGTTCATCCCAACAAGACTGGCCTGCAGGCCGTCCACCAGCGCAAGCCGGAAGCGGTAGCGCGCTTCGCCGAGGCCAAAAAGTTATTGGCACACATAAAGGTAGATGCAGTATGACGCTTAAAGTAACCATCGAGGCCATCATGTACGGCCTTCGCCGCGGCTTGTCGTGCCTTGATGACCCTAATAACAAAGCCCGCTTGCGGGACTGCGATGATGCGGCGATGAAGGAGATCACGGCAAGGTTGAGAGATATGTATCGGCGTTCGAATGGTGCGCGCCCAAATTGGAGCCAAGCCGACATTGACAGGCTGATCGCTGTCCGAAAAATACTCTAGGAGACCGCTATGCCCAGCGTCAGTCAAGCCGAACACGGATTCATGGCGATGTCCCGCACCGCCGCCGGTCGCGCCAAGCTCCGCGCGCATGGTAAAAAGCCCGCTCCCGTAGGAGTCGCCAACGAGTTCATGAAGGCCGACACCGGCCGGAAAATAGGAAAGCTTGCCAAACACGCTAAGAAGTCGTATTAGGTAGCATTGACGACCCGCATCCCTGCCCCCTCATGGACACGGTAGGCGCGGTAAGACGACCCGCCACAGGCGGGACGACGGCCCCCGGTCCCCGGATACGGTCGAGTTGATAGGCCCCTGCGTCCCGCAGACACGGCCACCAGCTTCGAACCCTGATCTCACGGGCGGGCCATGTCTGAGAATCTCGTCAAGCTATTCGTCACCGAATTTTCGACCATCCTCCAGCTTAAGCTGCAGCAGAGGACAAGCCAACTGCGCCCTTACGTCATGGAGGGAGACCACGTAGGCAAGCAGGCCTCGCCGATCCAATATATCGGCGCCATCCAGATGAAGGCTCCGGCCGGCCGCTACGCACCTATCCAGCGCCAGGATGTGGATTTCACTCGTAGGTGGGTCTTCCCGGTCGACAAGGAAGCCTTCCAACTTATTGATACTTTTGATAAATTGAAAATCCTGCAGGACCCGACCTCCCAATACTCCGATGTTGCCGCAGCCGCCGTTGCGCGCGAATGGGACGATCGCCTCATCCAGGCTGCCTTTGCCACCGCCCAGATCGGTGCCGATGCGGGCGGCCTGTCCTCGGAAGCCTTCAACACGACCCTGTTCCAGATCGCTTCCACCTTCAATACTGCTGCCGCTTCCGGGCTTACCGTCGGAAAAATGATCGAAGCCAAGCGAATTTTTCGCAAGGCCCAGGTCCAGGTCGACGAGGAGTCCATGTGCTGGGTCACCAACTCCCAAGGCGAGAGCGATCTCCTCAACCAGGTCCAGGTTGTCAGCACAGACTTCTCGGGCGCCAGTCGCCCTGTCCTCGCCGATGGCAAGGTTACCCGATTCATGGGCTTCGATATCAAATATTCGGAGCGCCTGACATCGACCTCCAACGTTCGCCAGAACATCGCCTTTGTCCGCTCCGGCCTTTATCTCGGCGTCTGGAAGGACACCGAGAACTCCATCGACCGTCAGACGCAGTTGTCAGGCCTTCCATGGCAGCTCGCGACACTGATGTCGTCGGGGGCGACCAGGCTAGAGCCGGGCCGCCTTCTCCAGGTTCTGTGCGCCGATACCTCGGCCGCCTCAGACGTAACGCCGTAGGCCGTAGGTGATTCATGGCGTCACACTTCGTCAGCCTCAACCGCGGTCAGGAAGGTTTCCAGCCCGTCGACTTCGTCACGGGCACGGCTTCGGCCGCCAACGTCGGCCTCGAACTCCGGCTCGATGATGCTGCCGGCTACCGCCGCGTCGATGTGGTCAGGCAATTGGAAGCGTTCATTCGCTTCTTTGAAGATCGGGTTTACAACGAGACCGGCGCAACCGGCTTCGCAGCCCCTGGATTCCAGGTTGTAGATTGAGGACGTGATCGATGGCTATCGAATTCCTGAAATCCAATCCGATCGTCAATCTCGACGCATACCCGGTCGTCACCAACACCACCGGCGAAGGCGACGATGGAATGATGCGCTGCGTCGATGGCCATGTCGCCGCGACAGCTGGCGCCAATACTACCGGCGCAAGTCCAAACGCCTCCATCTATCGCATGGTCCGCATTCCGACCAATGCCAAGATCAAGCACGTCCTGTTCAAAACTGTGGCCCAAGGTACCAGCGGTGCGATCGACATAGATGTAGCCTTTTCGGACTCCACCAACGACGGCACTCAGCAATCGTTCGCCCAGTTGGTCAATCCGGTCATCCAACTTACGGGACCGGTCGACAACAAGCTGTTCGGGGCCGGCATCGTGATCACTGGTGCTCTCCCCGCCACTGCCGGTGGATACATCGAAGAGACCTTCGGGGGCACGGGCCCGAATATATTCACCACAGATCATGTGAATATCCCG